TCATTTGAAAATGGAGAATTAGTAAAGACTCCTGTTCTACTTGCTAATGAAGTTGGTATGTTTGATATAAGTTATAGTAATGCATATGCTTTTATGATGCAGGATCTTGAAAAGTTTTTTAACTGCGTTGTTGAATTTGATTACATAAATTTTAAAGTTAATTTCTATCGTGTAGAGAATTTTGGTAAAGATACCAGTGTTACAATTGGTTTCCGCAATGTTCAAAATACAAGTGATATTACAGTTGATGAAGACAATATATTTACAAAATTTCGTGTTGTAGGTGGAAATAACTTAGGAATTGAACAGTTTAATGGTGGAAGTAATTATTTAATTATGCTTGATAAGTATTGGCTAAATGAGAAATATTTGTCGCCTACTACTATTGATAAGTATAATAAATGGTCTTCTTTTTGTAATATCGCAAGATATAAATATGGAGAATACTCAAAAGAATGGAATGTACTCCAAGAACAAATCGGTGAGTTAAATACACGAGTTCCAAACTTAGACTGTAACCCTGAAAATTGGGATAAATTAAGCGATGAAGAACTTTTAAATTTTAAATCTGATTACGAAGCACAAAAACTTGGATACGAAAAAATATATGTTGATGAAGAAGGACATTTTGACATTGATGCTCTTAATGCTTCTCCTGATGCAAATATTTATCATCAAATTGTCGATACCATTCTTCCCAATATCGACATTGAAATTGAAAATAGAAAACTTCCCACCTCTGAAGGCGAAACAGACTTTATTGAAACATATAAAACAACTTGGGAATATTATGGTGTCAATGAACTTGAAATAAAATTGACTTCTTATCAAGACATTATTAATGTTTTAAAAAAAAGCCACTATGATTTAACATGGGAAAGATATCAAGAATTATCTAAGCTAGACAATGAAAAATACCCCACTCTTACACAAGACGGATTTAAAGATAAACATGATGAGTATTTAAAAAACGCATACCAGTTAGATGAAAGCAATACTGATTCATGTGCATATGCATTAAAAGAACGAAAGAAAGAAGTATCTGAAAAGGAAACAAAGCAAAAAGAAATCGGTAATAATCGTAATATATTAGCTCAAAAAATGGGCTTAGAAACATGGAGAGGACAAACAGATATATCTAGTCCTGAATCCGAAGGTTTTAGTGATAAAGAACTAAACGAAATATATCATATTATTAATCAAACCACTTATACAAACGAAAATATATTCACGACATCGCTGGACAATCTATCTGAAAACGTAGATATTCAACAAAAATTATGCGAAACTGCATTGGAAGATATCGCAGTATATTCTTTGCCGCAAACCATTTATTCAACTACACTTGACAACATATTGTCTGCGGCGGGTAATGAATTACATGCAAATGATTTGAATTACGGAAATTTTATTAGAGTTGGTATTCGTGATGATTATTATGTCAAATTGCGTGTTATGGCAATTTCATTTAATCCTTGTTTATATGATAATAAATTTTCATTGCAATTTTCTAATATGATTAAATCTGGAAAGAAAAGAAATGACTTCGTGTCGTTGCTTGATATGGCGGGAAACTTAAGTAATTCTTCCGCTAATACTTCTTTTTCCGGAAGCGTCAATTTATCAGATGATAATATATATCAAATTCTATCTAAAATTTTACAATCTTCTTTATTTTCAAACAAAATCCAAAATATTATAAATGGAAGTATAGGTAGTGGATCTGGTGTTGGCGGTGATTATTTAAAGCCTAGCGACATTTATGGAAATAACGGTTTTTTTGAATATATACAATCAGAACTTATTGCTGCAAATAAAATTGTTGCGAACAGTGGTGAATTTAAAGACCTATCGGCTTTAGTTGCTGCGATTGATAATTTATTAGCTGGAAATCTTAGTGCGGAGTTAGGTCATATTATTAAACTTACTGCTGAAAATGTGAATATTGATCAAGCTGTAATTCGTGATTTAATCGCTGCTCAAATTACTGTCTCCATGTTAAAAGCCGGAGATATTTCTGCCGATAAATTCCATATCGCTTCCGATGATGGCGGACTTGAAATTGTTGGAAATACAATGCAATTCAAAGACAAAAACGGTGTCATAAGAATCCAGATAGGCAGAGATACAAATAATAATTTTACATTTTGTCTATACGATGAAACAGGGAAAGGCATATTGATCGATTCAACAGGAATAAAGGAATCTGCTATTTCTGATGGACTTATTGTAAATGATATGATTTCTAATGGAACCATTGGAAAAGAAAAATTCAATTTTTCTGTTTTGGAGACGGATGACAGCGGAAATATTGTGCAAAACGGACAGGTGGTAATTGATAAAAATGGAATTGATGCAGAATTCACAACGATAAAAAATTCTGTAACAAATATACAAGGACAAATTGATAATTTGGAAAGCAACATCCCTTATACAATGAACATCTATTCATCGAATGGAACTATTTTTGGAAGAGGACTAATTGATACTTATCTAACTCCAAATTTATATCTTGGACAAACTGAGGTTACCGCTAATTATCCAGATAGTCAATTCATATGGACAAGACAATCGACAGATACAGATGGCGACCATTACTGGAATGAAGCACATAAGAACGGAACGAAAAGTTTACACATAACAAATGCTGATGTGTTTATAGGAGCAAGTTTTACTTGTTCTTTTTTTGATGGAGAAAATCTTATTACAAAAGCAATTTTTTAAGGAGGAAAACATATGCCGAAAGTTTATGGTTCAATTACCATATCTGACATTGCTGATGTCGGAAGACTTAGTGTTTATTTAACAAGTAATCAGCCGCAGACGGTAATTGAAAATCCAAATGGAGATGCTATTACCTATACCCCAGATTGGACGAAAAACAATTTAGTATTAACACCGATTATTTATTTTAATGAAAAACAATTACAATTACCATGTACAGGTTTGACAGTGACTTGGAAACGACAAGAAGGATCTGAACCCGCTTCTGAATTGAAAGAAGGCGAAACTGTAAAAAATGGTATTTTAACCGTGTCACAAAACTTTTTGAGTAAAATTCAAAGTGGATTATTAACATATATTGTTGGAATTCAATACACAGACCCCATTACAAATACGACTTTAGAAACTCAATCACAAATGTCATTTTCATTGTCTAAGCAAGCGATTGAAGCAAAATATTGCTCTATCACAGGGGAATCGGTATTTTTGTATAATACAAATCAGACATTAGTTGGATCAGACACGATTACATTAACTGCAAATGTAACAAATGTAAATATATCACAATGGCAGTATAAAAAATCCGATGGTTCTTTTGTAGTAATTCCAACTACAAACAATCCGACCACAAACGGAACATCAATTATTATAAAAGCAAATGAATCTGCTTTGTTTGTGAATGACACTGCAATTATAAAATTAGTAACAGACGATCCTACGGTTTATGATCTGCATACTATTACAAAGATTAGAGATGGTGCAGCAGGAAATAGCTCTATTGCTGTTGTTTTGAGCAACGAAGATCATACTCTTCCTTGTAACTCAAAAGGTGAAGTATCTTCATACATCGGAGCTGAAACATCAATTAATGTATTTGAAGGCGGAACAGATGTAACGACAAAATGGTCTATCGCCACACAAGAGTCAGAAGGAGTGTCTGGAACATTTGAAAACAATAAATATACTGTTTCAAACTTAACAGTTGATGTTGGCTATGTAGAATTTACTTGTACCAAAAGTGGTAGCGCAACATTAAAAAAGAGATTCACTTTAACTAAACAATATGCTGGACTTGATGGGGAAGCGGCAGTTGTTTATTCGTTGAAATCTTCTACTCTTTCTATGAATGTTAATAAGTCTGGAACACTAAGTCCTGCAAATGTTACATTCTCTGCGTTTAAGCAAGTCGGTGCTGAAACATCACAAACTGTATATAATGGTAGGTTTAAAATATACGAATCACCAGACGGTCTTGTATTTGGAACAGCGAAATATACTTCAAGTTCTGACGAGTCAAATAAAACATATGCGCCTTCGTCATCTTCTATAAGAGCAATCAAATGTGAACTATATGCTTCTGGTGGTGTTACAAATATACTAGATTCTCAAACAGTTATTATAACAAAAGATGGATCTGATGGTGAAGCTGGAAACAATGGTATTGATGCTATTTCAATAATTATGGGAAACGAAGCTGAAGTTATCCCTTGTAAACCAAACGGAACTGTTTCTATCGCCAAAGATATCACAATACCCTTTTATGCATATAAAGGATTAAAAAGAATTCCCGTTACATGCTCAACTGGAACTCTTCCAAGCGGCGTTACAGTTAAGACAAATACTTCTGGTACTATTAATTCTCCGGGTACAATTACAATAAATATTCCTGCCGGGAATGAATTAGGGTCGGCTTCTGATTTATCAGGTAGTTTTACTCTTACATTTACTTGTGAGGGTGTTTCTGTTGATAAAAAGTTTAGTTGGACAAAAAGCATCCAAGCTACAAATGCAGTAATGCTACAAATATATGCACCCCAGGGAAATGTTATTGTAAACGCAGAAAACAACGTATTGTTGGAGGCACAGATTACAGATGGTGGTTCCGTTGTAGAATCTGGTGTAACATATCAATGGGCTAAATTTGATGGCGGAAAATATACAGATATTCCAAGCGCAAACAAAAAAACAATTACAGTAACACCGGATATGGTTAATTCATTAGCGTCATTTAGATGTACTGTTGGATATAACGGAAGGAATTATATTGCCTACTGGACAGTAACCGATAAAAATGACCCTGTAGAATTACTTGTCATGTCAACTGTAGGTTCTCAACTTACAAAAGATGCTGACTTTGGCATTATTTATGTTTTAGCTTATTTAAACGGTAAAGAAATTGATGCAATTAAATCAACAGTCTTTTCTACTACCTCTCCTTCTGGACAAACTGGAGATTTTTATTATCATGTCGATAAAGTTGCAAAAAAAGTAATTTTAAAAAAACATAATGGAACTGGGTGGATTGATGCCACAGGTGAAGATCTACCTAAAGGAACTTATAAATATTTTAGACGCAATTCTGAGGGAGTTGAACTAGATAAAGCTGGAATTCCTTGGAACACCGGGAAAGCGGTCTTTGTTGATAGAACAATCATAGATGGATCTACTGCATTTATGTGTGAAGCGGATATTCCACTTGCGTAAAATACAAGCTAAGAGAACGCAAAAATTGCGTTCTCTTTTTTGATGGATGGTGATGAATTATAAAGACATACGGACAAATCACAATATCTAATGTATCCGATGGACAACCGGGACAATCTGCAATAAATATAATTTTAGGAAACGAGGCGCAGAATGTCCCTTGTAACAATGAAGGGGTTGTCCCAGAACAAATGTTGATTGAAATTCCTTTTACTGGATATTCAGGATTAGAAAAAATACCTGTTTCTGCTGTCGTAGGTGTTTTACCATCAGGCATAACTCTTGGTTCTATTTCTGATTCTACAGCAACAAAAGATGGTTTAATCATATTAAATATCGCAAAAGGAGCGAATCTTGGCGGATCGAATATCCTTAATGGATCAATAGATATTACATTTAAAATTGAAAACAAAAATATAGTAAAGAAATTTTCTTGGTGTAAGACCAAGGATGGAGCAGATGGATCTATGACCATATACGAACTCTTCTCTTCTGTTCCACTTTTAAACAAAGAAATTAATGATGTGATATCTCCGAATAAAATTACATTTACGTCACATACGAGAAAAAGTAATACAACTACAACTTCTCCTTACGAGGGTATGTTTATAGTTAAAGAGTCGGAAAACGGGGTTACATATACATCAAAATATATATCTACTCAAAATGAATCATCTATTGAATACACACTATCGTCAAACAAGGTTGTCAGTGTTCAATGTAGTTTATGCGAAGCAGAAAAGGTGTCTAATGAATTAGACAGAATTACAATCCCTGTGTTGACAAATGAATCTATAAAATCTGAAATCACAGAAATAAAAACGCAAATTAGCGGCGTATCTTCTACTGTAGATGCAGTGAAAAAATCAATAACAGATAAAGTATGGCAATCAGATATTACAAATCAAATAGACAATTTTAACAATACAACAGTCAAGGAGATTCGTGATCAAGTAGCGGAGCAGAAAACAGAAATCGGAAAGATTTCTACCGAAGTGTCTGATGTAAAAACTACCGTAGAAACAAAAGCTGATGGAAGCACTGTTCAAAAATTAGAAGAGCGTATGACTAAGAGTGAACAGACAGCAGAAAGTTTCAAACAAACTGTAGAACAAAATTATGTTACAAACGATAAGCTTGGTGAAACTTCACAGACGTTACGATCTGAACTAGAACAGACGGCAGGAACGATACAAGGTCAAATAACTGACCTGAGTGGTAATGTAACTCAAGTAACACAAACATTAACCGATATTGAACAACGTGTAGAAACTGCACAAGGTGATATATCATCATTAAAACTTTCAGGAGATGCGATCAAATCTGATGTAGAAAATGCAAAAGGTGATATATCACAACTCCAACAAACAGCTACTAATAACTCGTCTCAAATAGAAAATTTAAAGGGTGATATAACAAAAGTAGATCAAAAAGCAAATGAAATTGTAATTTCAGCAGAAAAAAAATATGCCACTAAAGACGAAATGAAATCAGCAATAAGTGTTACCTCTGACGAGATTAAGTTGTCCGTCAAAGAAGTGAAAGAAACCGCTGATTCGGCAAATGATAAAATAGATAATTTAGAAATTGGTGGTAGAAACTTATTGCTTAAAACAAGCGAAGAAAGAGTTGTTGTCGGAACAGGAAAAAGTAGTGAAGCGTCAAATGAATATTTGTATAGCGAATACGGTTCTAAGTCTTTACATGGGGGAAAATATTCTGTTGCGGCAGTTTCCTATGATTATGTAACTGATGATGCTACAAGTGGAACAATTATCGTTCAATCTTATAATGAGGTAGCCACTAATTTGTCTTCAATAAATTTATCTGAAACTATTAAATCTGGACATTTTGAAGAAGTTTTTAAAATTCCTGACACATGGAGTAATTCTACAAATGCAGGTGTTAAATTTTTATTAAACAATGTTACTGGAACAGTTAGATTTTCTAATCTAAAACTTGAATTAGGCAATAAACCTACCGACTGGTCGCCCGCACCAGAGGACGTTCAATCTTCTTTAAATTCTTCCGAAAATAAATCCAACAATGCATTAGAACAAACATCAGAAGTAAGATCTAGCCTAGAAATCTTAAAAAATTCTATCGAAACTCTTGTGACCGATGAAAATGGTCAATCTCTTATGACCCAAACTGGAAATGGATGGACGTTTAATATGGGAGCATATCAAACGATCATTGATAAAGTAACAAGTGATATTACAGATGTAAAAGGTGATGTCGATGAAGTAAATCAACTTGCAAATAATGCAAGTCAGCTTGCAAACGATGTTGCTACAAAAACCGCTTATATTAATATGTCTACAGACGATACGGGTTCTCCGTGTATTGAACTTGGAAAATCTGACAATGAATTTAAACTTCGTATTACTAACACTTCTATTGATTTCATGCAGGGGTCGCAAAAAATCGCATATATTACAAATCAGTCTTTATATATTCAAAGTTCTGTTGTAACAGATGAGATGAAAGTGGGGGATGAATCTGGTTACATATGGAAAAAAAGAAGTAATGGAAATATGGGATTACGATATGTAAGTTAA